ATCTTTTATTCCAGCCATTAGGCTATCCCTCCTCCACTCATATTTTTTCTTGTAAATGTTTTAACATTAGTAGGCTTAGGTCCTGTATTACCCGCTGCTCTTTTTCGTTTGACAGCAGATGCCTTTTGACCTTTTGTCATCCGTGTGGCTTTTGCAAGTGGTACGCACTTCGGATATTTTCTTTTGCTCCCCTTCGATCTTCCGCAAGGTTGATACTTGCCGTTCTTCTTTGGAGCTCCGATGTCTACCCATTTCTCTGATACCCATTTTCTTAAACCCATTATCTTCTCTTTTTAGTTTTCTTCTTTTTCTTTTTTCCACCAGGTGTAACTTTACCTGAACAAACAGCTGATGCATACATATTAGCGTACGCAGAAGGATAAACTTTAAACTTTCTTTTTGCTGCTGCTTTACCTCTAGGACAAAGTTTAGCCATAAACAGCCACCTTACACTCAGGACAATTTTTTATAAACCTTAAATGTCTATTGCATTTAGTTGCCACCATGGGTTTAGGTACAATAACTTCTACTTTTTGTTTTTTAGAAAACAAACTTTTAATCCAAGTCCATACACTTAGCATGCTCTCATTCCTTTTTTGTAGCCCATTCTTTTTGCAACTTGTGGGGCTTTCTTTTTTAATGCTCTTATTCCTTTGCCTTTTTTACCGGCAGGTATTTTCTTTTTTGGTTTCATTTTTTTCCTCCTTTAAATATTTGAGTTCCCTTTATACCATAAATACTTGCTACAACAAGAATCCATAAATTTGTAAACCATTTCGGAAGCTCTGAAAACATTTCGAAGAACAATTTTACTTTGTCCATCGCAGTTGGGTCGTCCGATATCACTGCCCAAGCTAGAACAGCTATTGGAGTTGACAAGATTATAAGGACGGCCTCATCTTTCCAGTCGGATTGCCTAGCTTCTAATAATTTACCTTGGTAAGCTTCGTCACCACGAGCCATTTTTTCTGCATGCATTAATTGTGCATCAGACATTGCCATCTTCGTCTTCTGACGGTTAGCATAAATTTTACTACCAGCAGAAACGGCTAATTTAATTGCCGAGAACCACATAAATTAACACCAAGTAGCTTTTTTGCTTTTAGAAGCTAACATTCTTTTTGTGCCTCTAACTTCAACTGTTTGAGCTTCGTCAGCTTTTGGAGTTTGGATTACTTTTCCACCTTCTGGTGCTCCAATTTCCATTTGAGACTTAGCTTCTTTTTTAGTTTTTTTCATAATATCTCCGTTTTTAATTGTCTTAACCTTTTTTTAAGGGTTTTTCTATATTTTTTTATTCCTTTGACTCATTTCTTGTTTTGCAATCGATGTTGCTGCTCTTAATTCAGCTAAATCTTCTGTTTGTTCTAGTTTTTCTTCAAAGTTCATCTGATTCATCATTGCTTTCATCTTATCAAGACTAATTCTGTCTTCATCTTGCTCTCTTCTACGCTGGTTTTCTTGTGCTCTTATGTCTAACTCTCTAGATTTTAGTTTAGCAATAGGATCATTACCAAAATTACCATTAATTTTTTGTTCTTCCTTCATAAATTCATCTGTCATTTCTGCAATCAACACAGATTTTCTAGATTCAATCTTCATATTCAATGCCATAACCATTTGTTGCATTTGTGGGTTCTGCATTGCTTGAGGATTTTGTTGAATAGCTTGTAATTGTTGAATTTCTTTTTGGAATTCTAACTCAACTTGTTCTAAAGCCATCAAAGAAATATGTTCAAAGATATTTTTCTGTAATGAAGCACCAACAACAGGATTATTTTTTGCAATATTTGTTGCCATAAAATTTAAGTGAGCTGTAATGTGTGCTCTATGATCTTGACCTTTAAATGCTTGGTAAGGAATCCCAGATAAAGCGTCAATATGTTCTAACGCTGGATCTTTTGGCATTGGTTGAGGTGGTTTTTTTAAAATTAAATCTACATTTTTCACACCCAACGCCTCATACATACCTCTATATGCATTATACAAATTATGTATTTGAGGATTGGATTGCGCCAATTGCAGTTCCGTCTGAGCGAGGGAAATACGCTGTGTCTGTGAGAAAATATTTGGATCTGCAACTGGAACAATATCGATTTTATCATCAAAGTCAGATTGTTTAATCATTCTTTGACCACCCACAACATCGTATGGGTATTCTTGTGGCAAGTATAATTTAAATACTCTAGCCAATAATTTAAATTCATTTTTAAGAGAAGAGTAAAGTCTTTTGTGGATCGCTGACATTGTTCTCGATCCTCTTTCAAGAAGCGCAACCGTCGTACCCACTGCTGCTTGCTGATTACCCTCACCTACTTGCAAGTCTGCTATTGAAGCGAATCTTTGACCTGCTTGTACTACGACGCCCATAAGTTGTAATAAGGTTTGAGAAGGCTCTTTAAAAGGTAAAGTCATAAATGAATCTCTGATGTTTCCACCAGGTGCATCTACATCTCTAAACTCTCCAGGTTGAATGGATTGAGCATCATCTCTAATTCTAATTCCTCTTTGTTTAAATCCAGCGGGTAAGTTGGATAAAGTCCCTGCGTCAAGCAAGGATCTTAGGGCAGCAGTTGCTGTTCTAGACAGTCCACCGATCATATGTATTAAACCAAAACCATAAAAGCCTAAGCCTGGTAAAAATTTAAAATGTACGAAGTATGAGATCTTAGTTCTTTTTTCATCTCCGACTTCATAGTTTCTTCTTATTGATAATATCGAACGAGAGTTTTCTTCAACCGTTACAATATAAGGAAGTTTAATTCCAGTAGGTTCCCCTTCGGGACTTCGGTCTTCAAAACCCTCAAGGTCAAGATTAACATGACATTCAAGTAATGAAAAGACATCTTCGTTTTTACTTTTTCTTATTCCTTCTAATTCATTTTCTTTTTTATCTAAATCAGATTCATTATCGTAACCGGGTGTTAATTCTATATCTCTATAAAAACCTGTGACTTGTTGTTTTCTTAATTCGTTTTCAGATATTTTAACTCTATGAATAATCGATTCCGCATCTTCTAATGAGGTAGCTGAGTACGGAACGATTAAATCATCTGCAGGCACGAACTTAGAAACAGCTCGTCCTAATAATTCATCATAGTAAACTTTTTTAAATGATGAACCTGCTAAAGGTAAATAAAATAACATTTGATCAAAGTCAGCTTCGTATTCTTTCATTTGATCCATGAGCTGATAGTTCATGAATTCTTTAACACGTTCCGACTGTTGTTCTTTTTGTGGTGTTGTTGCACCGATAATCTGAGTTCTTACAGGTCCTTGGGCCGGGAGCAATTCTTTATAAGCCAAGGCTTGGAATTGAGTGACCGCTTCTGCTAATACAGGGTGCGTGGCCCCCGAAGCTCCTTGAAAGGGTTCTGATTTTTGTTCGTATTTAAATCCTAATAAATCTAAACCTTGAGTGTAGGCTCTTTCCCAATCTCTTCTTGAAGATTTATAGTCTGTGTAGTTTGCAAAAAGTTCTGAACCAAGAGGCGATAAGATTTCCTCTGGTAGTAATTCAGCCAAATTATCATAATGATTTTGACTTTGTGCTTGGTTAAAGGCTCCTGGCTCAAAATTAATTTCTACTCCACCATCTTCTGTAGGAGTAATTTCAGTATCACCTTGTTCAGGTAATGTTTCTTGTAATTCAATATTTTCTTCTTGAGCTTTTTCTTGCCCCTCTATCTCAATAGATTTTTTAACTTCGTTTGGAAGTGCTTTGTCGATGTCTGCCATTAATTTTCTCCAATTTTATAGTCTTAACAGTATTATACTCAACATTCAAGCCTTGAGGTTGAGGTCCTTTCTTTGGTGGTATCGTTTTAGTTAATTTTTTCATCACCAATAATAAGTTCTCTTTTTTCTAGGGGTTACTTCATCTATATAGTCTTCTGGGTGCTGAATCAAGCCTCCTTGTCTAAATCGAAGGACAGCTTGAGTCATTGAGTCTACTAAGTCATCATGGTCGCCATAAGGAAAAGCAGCACATTCTTCAATAACTTCTTGAGCAAAATTTTTATCTCTAGGTGCCCAAATGGATCCTGATTCAAATAAAGGAGCAACTGCATTCACACGGCTGTGTTTATCGTTTCCTTTTGATGGTGTGAAATTGACTACAGGTATTCCCATTTGTCTAAGTTCATAAGTCAATGGAAGTCCAGATGCTTTAGCTTCAACTAATACTGTTTCAGGCTGCCAATAGTCATATTGTTCTTTAGCCACTCTTCTAAGATCAGGAAATTCTAAACGATCTTTTATAGCATCTAATAAAATTAATTGTTCAGGTGAGTCTTCTGTTTCTCTAAAAACACCCCAAGTTGTAATAGCAGAATAGTCAGCCGTTTCTTTTTTCATAAACGCTGTATCATAAGATTGAATAACATGCTGCAATGATGGCATATAATCTTTGTCCCAATCTTTCCACCACTCACGTTTTATAATTGCACCTTCTTCTGAAGTTGGGTTCTGCATATATTGAGCAGACCATTTTGCAATACCTGCTGAAGCCTTAACAGCTTCTAAATCTTCTAATGACCAATACTCTGGCCAAACGGGTTTACCACTATTCATGATTGCTGGAAACTCAATCACTTCCCATTGATCCGCTTTAGCTTCTTTAGCTCCAGCGTTTACAAGTTGTGCTGTTAGATCTTTGGTTGACCATCTTGTCATAACCAAAACAATTCTTCCGCCTGGTTGTAAACGTTGTCGTGGTCCTGAAGTATACCACTCATATGCTTTTTCAAATGCAGTAGGTGAATAAACATCTTGCTCTGAATGTGGATCATCAATGATGAGTAGATCAGCACCTCTCCCGGTCACCGCACCTTGGACCCCGACAGCAAAGTATTCACCACCTTGGTCAGTCTCCCAACGTCCAGCTGCCTTGGAGTCTTCTCTTAATCTTGTTTTAAATAAATCTTGATACTCGGTTGAGTCAATTAATGTTTTAGCTTTTCTTCCAAACCTTACAGCTAATTCTGCTGTGTGGGTTGCTTGAATTATTTTTAATTTAGGATCATTACCAATCATCCAAGCGGGTAAAAAATAAGATGCAAATTCAGACTTCGTATGCCTTGGAGGCATATTAACAATAAGTCTTTTTAGTTTTCCTGTTCGTAATCTATTAAATGCATCAGCAATCTTCTTGTGATGGTAACCTTCAATAAAATCTGGCCAAATGTGTTTTACAAAAGGTAGAAATTCTGTTCGAAGCTTAGTATCTTTTTTTCTTTTGATACTGTCCAAAATATCTAGTTTAAGTTGCTTTCGTACTTTAGGGTCTGCAATTTTGTTTATCTTATTTATATCCAGCATAATATTAATTATGTAACTAAAAAGTATTTATCAGCAATCTATATCTATATCAAACAATATAGTACATATATTAGGTACCATATTTTTGGATTTACCCCCTCCCCCCTATTTAAAAAGTTCGACTTTTCAAATCCACTTGGTACCTCTATTAAGCGCGCGAAGCGCGCTAAGGGTGGGACCCGCCCACATGCTCTTATCTAGGTGCGACATAGTGTCGCACCTATCATTATTTAGTTGACAACTAATACATACTAGGAATGGTTGGCATCTCCTTGATGTTAGTTTCTATAGACCCTCCATCATTGCCTTCATCATCCATTGAAGGAGTGAGCCAAGTTCCATTGTCCAATCTTATTTGAATAGGTTGTCTGTACCAACCTTGATGTTCTGCATCCTCTACACTCATATACTGAACATCAACAATCTTACGACCTAACAAATGTTTTTTAATTAAAGTAGTCCAAGTGTTGTTGTTTACTTCCATTGTTTTCTTTCTTAACTCTTTTGCTTTTTCTGTTAGTTTAACTGTCATTGTTTTCCCTCCTTATTAATATACCACTTCCCATTACTTGCTACTTGTACTCCAAGTTTATGAAGTTCTAAAAAAAATCTTACAATAGATCTTTTCTCTTTCATTTGCATATTTTTATCTTTAGGAAAATGCTTATCAAATATCTCTAAAGATTTATTCATTATGTTTTTACTTACTTTCATTGTTTTCCTCCATTGTTGTTAATGACTCATCTTATTAAAATAAAACAAAAAATAATATCAGACAGATTGTCGCAGTTTTCTTTTTTTTCTATGGGTGGGACC